ATGATGCTTTGCATATTTGCTGTTGTCCACTCGTTATTAGCGACAGTAACTGCTGCTTCGTGAGCATCATTTCCTGCAACTTGATTAACTTGCTTAACGAATCCAGGCATAATTGAAAGGAATGCATCGTTACCTGAACCTACACCATTGATGGCAAGGTCTTCGATATCATTAGCAAATGCGTTGGTCATCAAGCGAACTAGATGATCTTCCAAAGCACCGCCTTCAATATTGTCTTCTAGTGATTCTGTAGAAACTTCCCAGTCAAGACGAATCTTCTTGGTTGTTAGCTCTACCTTTGTGAATGTAGCACCTGCGTTTGTGAAGTCAGGTTGTGCCTGAGCAGCAGCACGGATTACACGCTCACCAACGTTAACCTTTTCGATTTCCATGGTGTTTGCTCTCATTGTAACTCTACGTCCGTCTTTAGCGAGAACTGTTGCATCCCACACATAGTCGATGAAGCGACGAGCCTGCTCTGGTGCTAGAATACCACCTGGTGTTCCAGTTGGATTTACAGCATTTGCGCCTGATGTTGTTCCAAAGTTCGCTGTGGCAATGTTACCAAGCGAAGCAGCTGGAGATAGATTACCGTTTGCATCTGTTGTAGTTGCTGAACCGATTGCACCTGATGCAAAAGCACCGTCGCCGTTGTGGGCATGGTTTTCGGTTGGACTACCTGGATAGTTCTTTACGATATCTGTATTATTTTGTTCCGACATATTGTTCACCTCCTAGTGATTTTATATCTTAGTTGAATAGGTCGGTTGATTTGAGGAAACGACCGCCCCATAGGGATTTTTGAACCTTGGTAGGCTCAAACTGCACGATCTCGCCTAGATCGCCAGACTTGCGGAAAGCGGTGTCGTGCTCTACGGCATCTACTCGCTTACCAAACTCATTAAAGACACCCTTAACATTGTTAACTTCTCCAGATACGGCTTTAACCTCACCAGATACAGTGTCAATAGATTTACTTAGTGCAGCAATTTGGTCATGTAATGACTTTACTGTTGCTGCAAGATCGCCAAAGGCATTTGTAAGAGAATTCTTGATTTCAGCAACTGCCTCAACAATTACTTCATCAGACTTGGTTACATCATTTACGTCTGTAACCTTTTCTCCCTCTTCTGATTTTTCAATAGAAGAATCTGCACTACCATCAATTGACTTCTCTGCATCTGTAGCTTCTGCTGCTGGTGCCTCATCAACGACTGCAGGAGTTTCAATAACTTCTGCTGGTTGTGCCTCTGGAGCGACCTCAACATTTTCAACTGCAGCATCTACTGCTACGTCTGTTGCTTCTGTCATAGGACTAACCTCCTTTGTAATCTTAATTGTGCTAATGCCTTTGGCACTATCAACTAAGAACTTTATCATGTTTACTTTTTCGTTATCATTTTTTTCAACAAAACCTATATTTTGCATTTGCTTTTGTGTTACTGGATGCATTGCTGTTTCGGAATCTGAAACCATTACCATTCCTGTTTCTGCATCATAAAAAATATTTTCTGTTTCAACTTTTGAAAGCATTCCATCAATCACATTAAGGCCATCTTTCTTCTCTATAGAAACAATATTAGCAAATTGATTTGCTGGTGAATCAACTAAAGATAATTCAAAAAGATCATAATCCTTGATTACTCGGATTGTCTTATCCATATCTTCATTATATGCATCATCCCAAGACTTGATGTTTCCACCAATTGAGAATCCAGTGTAGGTTCCATCTAATACCTTTTCCCAGGCATTTTGAGCACCCTTTGAAACATAGGCAGATACATAAACTCCGCTATAGAACTTCTTATCATTTGGATCAAAGTATCTATCTTCTTTAAATGAGACTATCTTTCCAACTGCTGATGGTTGGTGCATTTCTCTTAGGTTCCCACGAAAATTCTTAAATGCTTCTATGCTTGATTCGGTTGTTACAATATCACCTTGCTTGTCAATATTATCAAGGGTGGCAAAACCTGACACCATACGGCGCTCAACATCTACTTTTCCAATAGGCATTGAAAGACGAACATTGTCGCCATCAGTTACCCAATGTGCTTTATTTATAATCATAGCTTATCTATTATACCAAACATTTTAAACATTATCTCAACTACTGAGACGATCTCCCTTCGCCCTGTGCATTTCTTCCAGAGACAGTTGTTGTAGAGTCTGAATTATTATTTGTTCTTTCAGAATCACGTTGTCTATTGCCTGCAAGATTTGCTGCTGCATCAGTTGCCTGACGTGCAGACATTACAAAAGGCTCATCTCCATCTGCTCTTTGTGGAAGGTCTAGCTTCACACGAGCCTCATTTGGAGTCATAACTTGAGTCTTAACATATCTCTCAAGAATTTGTGACTGAGCAATCTCATCAGTTAATGTAAATTCATTAAACTTAAGCTCAAGAATATCTGTCTTTTCTTTAATAATTTTATTTACGACTTTGGCAATATGGCTTTGTGCTGGACGGCAAACTTGCTCTTTAAATGTTCGATCTTGCGAAATAGCTGCAGCAACGCCAGAGCTTTCAGATCCACCAATTTTAGACATAGGCATTTGGTGAGCAATAAAGATATCATCACGATTTTGTTTACGATACTCTTTGAATGATCCATCCTGGATACCATTTTCAACAGCTTCCATTTTAAACTCAACTTTGTTTTGATCGGTATCTCCAGGAAGAGGGATGTATAGAGTTCTATGTGACTGAGACTTTAATCCAGTTTGAAGGAATCTAAACATTTTATCTTCACCGTCAGAAGATAGCTTTGCGCCTTTAAGAGTTACGACATATCTTGGAACTGCTTTATTTTCAAAATAGTCAATGTTGTATTGAGATGCAAGTTGATCACCAATTAAAGATGGAAGGGCAGCAATAATGTCTGGGATTCCATAATATGTATTTAGTGGAGAATATTCTTTATAGTGAATGATTTCATTTGGACGAGCATCTGCTGTCATTGGGTTTGGATTTTTAGCCCCAAAATTTCTAAAGTAAACTACAGAGTTTCCAATAATTTGAACAAAGCCATCATGAAGACGACGGACACGAACTGTAGTTGCTGGGATATGTCCAAGATATCCAATTTCTCCAGTTACAGTTCTTCCTATTTCTAAAAATCCATTTCCTGTAGCTTGAACATCTGTGTAAAACTTTTCCATTGTTTTTGTAAATGAATCATCATCGTTTAAATCTTCTAGCCAGTCCTTAAGTTCAAGCTTCATTCTTTCAATTCTGCGACGAGCACGATCAACTGCTCCTTGATCATCATTCATTTCAAACCTAAGCATTGTTCTATCTGCTACTTCAAATGAATATCCAAGACCAACAACATTTTCTACCTTTGCATCAATAGCAGCATGATTAGCAAAAGATGTATCATAAAAGTTAGCAAGCTCATACATGTTATATGGTGGTGTTATTACATCAAACAATCCATATCCATTACGATATACAGTTCCAGGATTAATAGCTTTTGATGAAGCATCTACTCCAGAAGGTGTTGCATTAGCTGAATCTAAATATGCATTGGTTGCAGTGTTAATTGCTTTTGTTACATTCCGTGCAGTTTTTCTGCGAAAGTTTTGATTAAGACCTGAGTAGTCTTTTAAGTTTTCCCAAGATTTATTAAACGGATCCTGAGAAGCAAAAATGTTTTCATCTTTTTCTTGAGTGTTAAGTCCAACACTTACATATTCATTATTCATCGCTACCATACTTATCATAAGTTTGTCGTGCTGCAACCCAAGCTCCATGATCATTCATAGAAGGAATTAGGCCATTTTTCATTCTGTCTAGTTGTTCTGAATGCTCTTCTTCACTAATTCTTGTAAGACCTGGAACAAAAACACAGGTTCCTTCACCATCATCACCATAATGCATGGCGACTTTTTTTAATTTTGAAATTTGTGAGATATCTCCACGCATTGATTCTATATTTAAGACGCTACCTTCTCCATCTGTAAACCAATTGCCATTAGACTTTTTGTATACGTAAAGACCCCAATTGTAATCTTTTTCAATTACTTTGCGTCGAACGTTGCTAACTTTCTTAAGAATTTCATTATCCATAACCACAAGTATAGCATATTAGACAGGTATACTGACAGATGTCTGCCAAGATGTATCTGCGTATATTTTTAGCTTATCTGCATCAAAAATCATTCCTTCTGAATCATCAATAATAATCTTATTAGTTCCTAAATAGGTTTTATAAACAGTATCTGGACTTACACCATATAGGTTAGAAGTGCCAATTACCAGAACGCCCTGCCATGTAAAGTTGTTTATCCAAAATTGCCAATTAAAGTTAGTTATACCATCAGTCTTAACTTTTAGCCAAGGTCTAACTAAAGTGCTTTGAACCTGTTGTAGGTTATTAGCTTGATAGTAGGCAACATTATTAAATAGCATTGGACCAGTCAAGTTAATACCGCCCAGATATGAATCAAGGTTTAGGGCATCGGTAAATGCTAGTCCAAGGACCCCCCACTCTTTAACAGTAATGACTGGCTCTCTAACTAGTGATCCATTCCAAAAATATGACAAACCATTAAAATCTAGACCAGTGTTTTGACTTTTTGCATAGATTCTTGCTCTATTGCCTTTTTCACTATTTGCAACCATATAGAATTTAATCTTGTCATTTTTATAATTAATCTCAAATAGTTCCGTTGGAATTAATGGGAAATTTTCTTCATCGTATCTCATCCAAAGTTGTGCAGCACTTACACGATAGCTTGATGATAATTCTTGATTTATAGGAACAGCGATTCCACGACTTATTTGTTTATCAAATTCCCCACGAACTTGAATTCCAGTCTTTCTATCTAAGTATAGGTATGGTGTGCTCCCCTTGTATATACTAAATGGATTTTTAGATTTGTAATCATAATATATTCCAGATCTTTTATAAGGAAACAGATTAAGTCCAAAACGAGTTCCAATTGGATTAAAAGAGTTTTCACTTAGTGCTTGTGAAGCAAACTCTAGCTTACTAAGTTTAATTGGTTTTGTTAACGTATTCCTCAAATTAAACTCTAAATGAAAGACAATAGCTAAATCATTAAAGTCAACAGTCTTTGTAGGATATATTAAGGTATTGTCAATAATTTCAAACTTAGTATCAGCCCATTGTGCATGGTTATCCATATCTATTATCTTGTTGCTTTTTGGTGTTTCAGTTATAGTAAAAGAATCCTGTAGGGCATTTGCTCCTTCATCAACATATTGAAATGTTAAATAACTTCTAATTGAAGCGCTTGTAGTGTCATATTCATAATACTTTGCAGATTTTTGCAGCAGATCTTCATAGTCTGCCCATCCAGTGTATAATATATTTCCTAGTTGCTCATATGTTTTTTGAACTGGATTTTTATATTCATTTTTTAAATCAGAATAGGTCCAGTTTTCTACAACTGATTCTGACTCTAGTAGTTTATCTGGTGATGGATACCCAATATTAAACTGTAAGAAATCTAGGTCATAAAATTCATTACCAACATCATTTGTTACAAACTGTGCAAAATATGACAACGGTAAATAATCTTGCCAACTTCCAGATATGCCAATATCTAAAAAGAATTTTCCATACGCTTCTATTGGTAGCAATGTGTAACTTGCTAAGTGAGCTATAAGCGCAATAGCATTGGTTTCTTCTATTGCCCCGCTTTCTGACAAATCATCAAATTTAACAATTCCAGACTCATTAAAATAAGTTGATATTAGTTTATGATTAAGATCTGTTGTAAATCCTAGTGAGTAAATTTTTCCAGAAAACGAATTTATATCTTCTTCATCTCCTGCTACATATACTTTTAGGCTATTTGCGTTACCAAAAAATGCTGAAACATTTCCTCCGAAAGTATTTGATAGTGTATCAATGTCAACCCCAACTGCAAAAAGTTGATCGGATTCAACAGTTTCTGTTGTATATATTGTTTCCTCTATGTCATTATAATTTAATATATATTCGATTAGATTTCCATTAAACCTTATAATAAAAAAGTCATTTGTTAAGGGATTATAGATTTTAATTAATGTTTGAATAGATCCCTCTGCAATTGCTGCTCCACCATCGTATAATTCTGCCCAACTTGATGTGTTGTAATATTCTGCATCGTCAGTCTGTGTTGCAGATGAATTGTAGAGTCCCGCATCAACTAACAAAATTTTACTACTAAATACGCCATATATAGATTTAACTTTGCTATTTAAAATATTTAATTTTGGAAAATTAAAATAGGTCCCTAGACCACTCCAGGTTTCGTTTGGCCTAAATGTAATAAATTTATCTGGAACCGTAAGCCCTGATGAAATCTCTTGAATTTCTTGATTATTTAAATAAAAATTGTTTAATGTTTTTGATCCTAATGAAATTTCAGGCAATGAATACTCTGGTGTTGTTAGTGATGTTGAGGTTGTAACTAAGTTATCAAAATTTCCCTGTTGCCATTGTGCAAAACTTGGGTAGTTATAATTAGCTGTATAGTCTGCAAATGGGTAGTCTATAAATGCCGAAGTTCCTCCGTATGCAGAGTTAATTCCTTCTGGAGAAAGAACTCCCTGTCCATAAACCCATCTTCGTTTAGCAACTATTGTTGGAACCTGATATGAATATATGGCAACACAATCTATTTCTACTGGAGACACATCCTCATATGTATAAAATCCAAGCCAATCTTGTGAATCTCCATTAAGTGTTTCATTTGGCAACTCCATATTGGCAGTATCAATTGTTAAAGATATTACTTCTTCACCGTTTAATATCATGGTTGCAGCATTATTAATTACACGGATCTGAATAAGCATTGGTCTTACCCATTCACCAACAAAGTGCGAAGCAAAGCTATCACCAATAACTAAAGTTAAAAATCCAGACTCTACATATAATCCATCTGATCCAATGATTGGGCCAAATATTCTTTTAGGATTTACAGTATTTGAATTTATTCTTGCCCAAAATTCTACCGTATATTCTTTGTGTCTTCCAACTTCATTTAAAAATCCTTTCCCAGGAATTATTAGAGAGGGGTTTCCAGATGTGTTAGGGATTAACTTGGTAACTCCTGATGCACCAAAAACTAAAGGTATGCTGGTATTACGTGCCAGCAAAGCATTATCATTGACTATGTAGTATCCCTGGTTTGATGAAAGTCCATAAGCTGCTGCTGGAATTACTTTATCTGTAGTAGTGATAGCTATATCAGTTGGAAACACTATTGGAGTGACACCAAGAGATGTGGTATTGAATTCTTCTGACCATTGACCTAAAGTAATACCGTTTAAATAAAATTCATAATCTGTTGAGTTAGCCCCGCCAGATAAATATGTTATTTTAATTACTGCACGTAGGTTTGTATTTTCATTTGGAATTTCAAATGTTTTTGAAATAAATCCCCAATTTTGGAATAAAGTTGTTTCAAAGGTTTCTAATTTTTGGACAATAAGAGAAGTGGTTGTATCTGTATACTCATATCCAATAGATATTGATTTAGTATATGCACTATTTGGATAAAAATATGAGCCAACAGAAAATGTCCCAAGCTCTGAATTTAAATCAGAAAAATTAACAAGATCTGGACTAATGCAAGTTATACTTCCAGTAGCACCAGCAGGGACAGAACCTTGTAGTCGTGTTGTTATACTGTCTGAAAATGGTTCATCACCTATAGTTAATTCTATTGATGTTCCACCAGTAGTGGTCCATTGATTTTCTATATCCCGTTGAGTTTCTGAAATAAGACTAATATAATCAGCCTGATCGTCTAAAGCCCAAAGCACCAAAGGATGCTCTGCGTATATCTTTTCTGCATATAGGTTTGATGGGTTAGACATGATAACCCTATTATAGCAGGATGAGGATTAATATAATTTAATCTCGCAGGCATCTGTAGAGCAATATGCTTCTCCTGCAGCCTCAAGATTTTCTACTCCATCATAGATAGCAGACCAGTCAATCTTACCAATTTTTCCTACATGAGAGTTATATTCTTCACGAGTAATCTCAGTATAAGGTTGTTGTGGATAAGTTTTATTGCCCATTGGAAGGAATGAAACTGCCTTTAGTTGACCTTCATACATATTAAGTGCTGGGGCAATAAATTTAGTTTCCTCTTCTTTATCAAATGACAGAGTTACAGAAACACCATTGTCTGACCAATACTTTTGTGCAGTTGCTGCTAAGCCAATCTTTTCAAATAGGCTAACCTCTTTTTCAGAACGTTTATGCCCTGATGCTATTGGAAAATATACTACTGAAGTATTTGCTGATACTAGATCATCTTCAATTTTATATCCCGCTGCTTTAAATAAATGTAGCATAGGATCTGTATTACCAAAACGAATAGCACGAAGGTAAAACTCACCACCAGGGCCCCAGTGAACTCCAGGAGTAGCACCAGAAAGAAGTGATACAGAGCCTGATGGTTTTACTGTTGTTACACGAATTGATTCACGAACACATAGCCACTCAGAATACTCATGGTCATAATGACGAATCTTTTGATATCCCTCATCCATCCATTCACGAACAGTTGGAAGACCATTCTCATCTGCAAATGATGCAATACCAGTAAGGGATGTTCCAATTCTACGGTTACGTTGCATAATACCGTTTGTTTGTTGCCAATGTGTTGGAAGAAGAGTTACAGTCTTACCGTATAGGTAAGCAAACTTTAATGTCTTAAGAAAATCTTCTTTAGACTCATGACGATTTAAATGAACTTCCACAAGTGTGCATAATTCGTATGATTCTAGTGGTTGTTCTGCACAAGGATTAAATCCCATTACTCTAGAATCTTTTCCATCTGCAGGATCTGCAAGACGACCAAAGTTTCTAGCAACATCAAGCCAAATAAAACCTGGCTCACCATTATCTGCAATTAAATCTACATAGTCTTCATATTTTGTTCCAACTTCAGCAGCAATAGAGTTATTACTCATCCATGCCCATCCTGGTTTATCTGGATCATATGAATTTCTTTCTGGGAATACCTCGGGATTTTTAAGATTGATAAAAGTATCATCTCCTGGAGCACCAAGTGCCAGGGTAGCAGAACGACGAACATTTCCAGAAACAACACAAGTTCCAATAAGATTTACAATATCAACAATAGCTCTGGAATCAAGTGTTTGTCCAGCTCTAGAGCCTATTACTTCATTGATCTTGTCATGTAGTGCAATCAAAGGTGCTGGACCGCTAGCAACGCCACCAAAGCCCTTAATAGGTGCTCCTAGTGGACGGATAAGGTCATAGTTAAACTTTTGGATAGATTGGTTTGGTCGTAGGTATGAATTTAATAACATTCTAACTGAATCTACCCAGCCCTCACGGGTATCTGGAATTTCCCAAACATTTTCTGGCTCTGTAGGTCCATAAATAGGCATATTTTTATCTTGCCCAATAGTATCAAAACCTACACCTATACCTAACATTAAAGCATCCATTACCCAAGCAAAAAGGGCACCTGGATCATTACGATCAATATCACGAGTAGATACCATTGCACAATTTTGAAGGGAAGCAGAATTACGCTTTTCCATAGTCATAGGAGTTCCAAATGCCCATAGTCCACGTCCTGGAGGTGTCCATTTTAATTCAAACATTCTTTGAAAAGCTTCTTGGGCAGACTTCTGTGCTTTGTTATCATTCCAGGGTAGACGATTATCTTTAGCATGATTCTTTTGAACTGAATACATACCCTCGATTACACGACGACAAACTTCATGCCAACGCTCTTTTGTTCCATCATCTTTCATGCGAGAATATGTTCTAATAAAAGTAATTTCTCCCAATGAATTAGATCCTGCATCTGAAAAACCAAATGGTGCTGGGATATTATTATATTTATTTACAAAATCTTCTGATAGACGAAACGAAAAAACTTCTGACATTTATGTTATACCTTTCAAGTATTTGATTGAGGACTTCTCTTTTTTGGAAGTTCTCTTAGTATATCATGCTTTTAAAAAGAAAAACACGCCTGTTTAAGACGTGTTAATCTATAGTTTAGGGTTAGAGCTTTGTTGTTGTTAACTTACTACTAAATTAACAGTTTTTAGAATCCACCGAAGCTTGGACCAAACGATGGTGGGAAGAACGGGAATGAAGGCGGGAAGAACGGTGGGAAGAACGGTGGGAAGAACGGGAAGAACGGAAAGAACGGAAAGAACGGTGGGAAGAACGGTGGGAAGAACGGGAAGAATGGAGGGAAAAACGGAGGAGTTGTAACGCTACCAGATGCAGATGAAGTTACAGAGTTTCCATTAGCATTAGTAGCATAAACAGTATAAGTTTGTGAAGTATTTGCTTCTTGGGTAACAACAACAGATAGCGTTGATCCATTAACTGTTGCACCTTTACCGTCAGAGGAAGCCCATGTGTATCCAGTAATAGTGCTTCCACCAGTTGCTGGAGCAACCCAAGTAACAGTATCTGCAAGAGCTGCTGTTGATACAGTCGGTGCTGTTGGAGTTGCTGGAACAGTGGTTGCTGTAATAGAGCTAGAGGCAGTAGATGCATCTGAAGTGCCAACTGCGTTTGTTGCTGTTGCTGTAAAAGTATAGGCAGTATTAGATTGTAGTCCTGTTACAGTTAATGGTGATGTTGAGCCAGATGCTGTATAGCCTCCAGGAGAAGAGGTAACTGTAAACGATGTAATTGGTGCACCATTTGATCCACCTGATGAAAAAGCTACACTTGCAGATCCATTATTAAATGCACGACCAGTTCCAGCGTTTGTTGCAACAACGCTTACTGGAGGGTTAGGCTTTCCTGCACCCTGAAACCCAAGACCTCTTACACCAGCTCCTCTACCACCAATAATAGGCATCTGCTATTCCCCTTTATGCGAACTTTGTTTGTGATCCAAATGCTGTAAAGGCAGCATCTCCTGTTTTTACTATAGTATATGAATAAATATCAATACTGCTTGCATTTCCTGCTGATGGAGCAGTTCCATTTTGCCATTTTGGAGTTACAGAAGAACCATCAATTTGGAATCCTGTTTGATAATATGGAGTTAAACCATTTGTAACAAAGAACACAACTGTTATAGAGTCATTTGTAGCAAGACTATCATTAAGTGTAGCTCCTGAGCTTCCACGAACATTTAGTGTCCAGTTAGCACTTGCATTTGATGTGTAATATAATATACCGCTTGTTAAAACGTCCAAAGGAATTGTTCCACTTGCTGCAGTTGCAGATACTGTTAAACGCTCTTCTGGTCCACGAAGGATTGTGTTTATATTTAAAGCATTTGTTAGTGTTGGAGCAGTTCCAAAAACTAGTGATCCAGATCCTGTTTCATCAGTTATAGCTGATAAAAGGTTTGCTGATGAAGGTGTTCCAAGGAATGTGGCAACTCCTGTTCCAAATGCATCTGTTCCAGCAAATTTTAATGTTTTACCAGAAGCAAGATTAATATGCTCTGAAGATGTCCATGAGTCTGTAGCATCTACCCAGTTAAAGGTTTTATCGGTTGCACCCTTTAATGTGATACCGCCACCATCTGCTGTTGTGTCTGTAGGTGTTTCAACATCACCAAGAACAACGTTTTTGTCTTCTACTACAAGGCTGGTTGAGTTAATATTTGTTGTAGTTCCGTTTACTGTCAAGTCCCCAGAAATTGTTAAGTTAACTGCTGTAGCAGTTCCAGTAAATGCTGGCGCTGCAAGTGGAGCTTTAGCATCTAGTTGTGTTTGAATTGCCGAAGTTACTCCATCTACATAGTTTAACTCTGTAGCGGTAGCAGTTACTGCAACGTCTTCGTTAATCTTAGGGCTTGTTAAAGTTTTATTTGTAAGGGTTTCAGTTCCAGCAAGTGAAGCTACATCGGCATCGCTAACTGCAGTATTTAGTTGAGCAAGAGTTGATGTAACTGTGTTTGAGCCAAGTGATATTGACTTGTTTGAAAGTGTATTTGTTGATGATGCTGTTACTGTAATATCGGATGTAAGTGCTACTGTGCCTGTTGCATCTGGGAAAGTAATTGTGCGATCTGCGCTAGGGTCTCCTGCTGAAAGAGTCAGCTCAAAAGCATCTGCAGTAGAACCTTCCATTGTAATTGTTGAAGTAAATACTCCGATGTCTGTAATATCTGAAAGGTTTCCAGTTGTAATAACTGTTCCTGTTACGTTAGGAAGGGTAATTGTGCGATCAGCAGTAGGGTCTGTTACTTGAAGTGTAGTTTCATAAGAATCGGCGGTAGCACCTTCAAAAGTAATGCTAGTTCCAAAAGCAGGATTTACTGTGGAGTTAATATCAGAAAAATAATCTAGATCAGCCCAGTGGTTTGTTCCATCGCCAATTTTAAATTTATTTGTGTCTGACTCCCAGCCCATTTCACCAGCATTTAATACTGGGTTAGCAGAGGTCCATTGAGAGGCAGTTCCTCTACGCTGTTGCATTCTTGTTGCCATTTAGAGCTCCTTCTGTATCCCCTGTTATATTATATCAGACAATTAGTTAAAATTGTCAGTTGCTACTCCGCCATCGTATGTTGCTTCAAATGATGCTGTATTGTATAGTCCAGCACTTACAAGAACACCTGGTTCATTGTATGAGCCACCACTAATAAATGTGCTAACAATTAGTCCGCTTCCATCAATTGAAGTATCATGTATATGGTCTTTTAATGTTTCTGCATCTTCAAGGGTTGCAATTGCTACCCATTCAGAATTATAATAAATATGAACACGTTCTGTTAGCGTATCAAACCATAAATTTCCATTTGCTGGAGATGCTGGTTGTGTTGTTCCAATTGTTGGTGATCCAACAGCTGTATCTACATATAATTTTGTTGTTGCATGTGCATTTTCAGTAGGAGTGGCAACTGTAACAGTTCCTCCAAAAGTTCCGCCATCGGCAACGTTAATGCCATGCTTTACTTTAAAGTCTCTATTAAATGTTGCCACAATCTACCTCTTTCTAATTATGCTTCGATATAAACTTTGTTAACTTTAACAACAGTATCTGATGCTGCGCCAGTAACCTGAAGAAGAACGTTTCCACCGCTGTAAACAGCATCGGTTGTTCCTAGTTGGGCATTGCTGATTACATCTGCATACTCTGTTAAGTAAACGTTATTTGATCCATCAACTGTAACAAGCAGTTCAATTACTTCAATGTCAGTTCCCTTTTTCATTTGAACAATATACTTTGCAGATGAATAAGTTGTTGCTGACCATGTGTCAATTGTTGTTGCTGAAGTTGATGCGGTTGCTGTAGCAGTTCCAAGCAAAGCATCTGTCAGTGTGATAGATGTTGCTGTTGCTGCACCAATATTTGGAGTAACAAGAGTTGGTGTATTAGCAAATACTAGAGCACCAGTTCCTGTTTCATCAGTTACTGCTGAGATAAGGTTTGCAGAAGATGGTGTAGCTAAAAATGTTGCTACGCCAGCTCCAAGACCTGAGATACCAGTTGCTACTGGAAGACCAGTTGCGTTTGTCAAAGTTCCTGCTGATGGGGTTCCAAGATCAGGAGTTGTCAATGTTGGAGATGTAAGAGTCTTGTTAGTAAGAGTCTGTGTGCCTGTTAATGTAACTACTGTTGAATCAATATCAAGAGTGTTTCCAGTCTTGTCTAATCCTGTTCCAGCAATTATTTGTCCAAGACCAGTAAACTGGGTAAAGGTAAGTCCTGTAGTTCCAACTGTGATTGGACCATTTGTAGTTAATACATATCCAGAATCTGCGTTAACAGTTCCTTCTTCTACGAATACCGCAAAACTTGCAGTAAGTTCTGCACCTGTGTCTGCATCTGCTGCACGAGTAAAAGTTGGTGATGCATCTCCACCATAAACATAAATACCATTTTCAGATGTAGTTGTTTGATTTTTTACTAAAAGCCTGTCTCCAGTGTCGAAAGTAATGCCATCAAATACAGCTGGACTTGCTCCACCATATCCAACGAAAAACATATTTGCAGTTGTAGCAGCTTTAACTGATGCTTTCCAGTCAATACCTTGTGCTGCTGAATCTACATAAGACTTTGTTGCTGCATCTGTTGCATCAGTTGGTGTTCCAAGACCTGTGATCTTGTTTGTTCCCATTGCAATTGCACCAGTCATAGTGCCACCAGCAAGTGCTAATTTATTTCCAAGATCTGTTGTAAGTCCTGAAATTTTTGACTGAGCAATTGCTGCAGCAGAGTTGATGTCTGCATCTACAATTGTGTCATTAGCAATCTTTGCTGAAGTAACTGCCTGATCTACAATTTTTGCTGTTTCTACAGAGTCTGCAGCAAGTTTACCAGCAGTTACGTTAGCATCTGTAATTTTTGCTGTGGTTACTGCGCCATCTGCAAGTTTACCAGTGGTTACGTTTAAGTCTGCAAGTTTACCAGTAGTTACGTTTAAATTTTTAATACTTGCTGTTTCTACAGAATCTGAAGCCATCTTAGCAGCGGTTACATTACCATCTCTAATGTTTGCTGTTTCAACTGCGCTAGTTGCAAGTTTTGCTGCTGTTACGTTAGCATCTCTAATGTTTGCTGTTTCAACTGCGCTAGTTGCAAGTTTTGCTGCTGTTACGTTAGCATCTCTAATGTTTGCTGTTTCAACTGCGCTAGTTGCAAGTTTTGCTGTTGTTACGTTAGCATCAAGAATCTTTGCGGTTGTAACTGAGTCTGAAGCAAGTAGTGTTGCTGTAACTGTGCCAGTATCACCAGTTGTAATTACGGTTCCTGATACGTCAGGAAGTGTTATTGTGCGATCTGCTGTTGGGTCAGTTACTGTAACTGTTGTTTCAAAATCATTTGCTGTAGCACCTTCAAATACAATGCTTGATTCAAAAGATCCAACTGCTGCTGGGGCTGCCCACTTAACACCATTGGTTGCTGAATCATCTGCTGTAAGAACGTAATTATTTGTTCCAACTGCAAGACGAGTTACCGCATCTGCACCAGAGGCTACTAGCAAATCACCTTTTGCATCTACTAGTGCTTCTGTTAATATATCATGTGAGTTAACGGTCGCAGTTGATCCTTCAACTACAAGTCCCGCTTTTACTCTAAAATCTTTTACTACTGTTGCCATCTTATATCTCCTTGGTTAGGCCTTTAATCCCATACGCATGTAGCGTAGAGTTATAGGTGTTATTCCCCCTACTGGAACAACAGTTAGTGAAACTGTATCTCCAGCCCGTGAAACAGAGATGGTGCCAATATTCCCATCATTATCTATCGTTCCATACTGACTGACGCTAACATCTACTCCGTCAACCAGAATATCCATTGATGTAGTGAAAAACTTGTTTGCTCCACCAGCTACATATTTAATAGAGATTACGTATTTCATTGATCTAAACTCAGTTGCAGAAAAATTATCAAATACTGTTGAATTTTCAATACCATTGATTGTTGATTCATTATTGCCATCTGATCCAAGATCAGTGGACCTAGCAGAAGCACTATCGATTAGGTCTTCATAGTTTGCTTGTGTTGGGCGGTCTCCTGTTTGGAAGAGGGCCTTTACGTTTGCTATTGATATTTTCGCCATAATGGAATTATATCATATATTTTAAAGTATATAGTTATTGATTCCGATTATTTGAAGTCCAATACCTGGAATTCCAGCATTTGCTCCTAAGAGTCCGATGCTTGTAAATCTAACTCTAAATGGAAGAACTTCAATAGCAATAGAGGTTTTTTCATTTTCAATAACATTTAATTCTGGATAGTCTGTTTCTTGCATAGATGCAAAAAAAGGTTTCACATCTGTAATGATTGCTGAACTAGTAAGATCATTTAGTTCTGTTAGTGGATAACTTTTTGAATTTATTTCTGAAGGTATAAACCCTTTTTCAATTATAACAACTGATGCCATTATGACTCCTCGTTGTTTGTAATATCCTCAACTATAATCATTGATCCACGAGCAACAGTCCATACACGGGTTGCATCTCTTAATTCAATATCAAATATATCTCCAGTATTTAAGCTTCTTGATTCGGCAGATGTTAAAGATACTGTAAATTCTCCTAGACCATCTCCAATTTCCGCTTCTGGAAAAATTGTTCTTACATGTGCTGCAGTATTACTATCTATGTCTCCTGCTACAGTTGGTCTTTTAATTTCCATTTCAATATCCCAGTCAGCAATTACTAATGGGTCTTTGTTGTCATCTGTAACATATACTCTAAATGCTGCTGTGTCACCCTTTACGACTGTCCAAGTAACCGTTGGTGGTTTAGAGCCAATGGAATAAGAATCCTGTCCTGTAGTTCTAAATGTTGCCATTATAATAAGCCTTCCTTAAGTGCTCCCCAAGTTGATGCTCTTGATCTAGGAGATGTAACAATAATAACACCAGTTGTTGAATCAGATTTTGCAACAACGCCAACTGTTACAACATTTGATGCTGGCTTAGTTGCTGTGAGTCCTCCACCAGCTGCAACATATAACACATTTCCAGCGGTATATGAATTAGTATTAATACTAGAAAAAACTCCAGAGACAATAATAACCCCATCAGTAGAATTTCCAATATTAGATTGAGCTAATCCTACTACTGGGAATGTTCCTATAGTTGATGCATTTGCTTTTGCAATTGTTGGTTTAGTTGAATACCCTGAAATATATACTGGATCACCTTTTGCAATTGATACTCCGCTAACATTTCTAACTTCTAATGTATGATATGCAACTCCAACAATGGCTGGTAGCATTAAGTCAATTGCTTCAGCTAATGATTGAATATCTCCGTGAACATCAACGGGATCTGTTGATAATGGGAACGGTAAATCATAGGTAGATGTCTGTCCTGAAGCCATTTATCCATTATACCACCTGTGAAATATTAATTTATTAATTTTATAAAAAATGTTATCAAAACTTGCTTTTTACCTAGAATTCATGTTATACTTATATCATGCTACCGACTGGTAGCAATTGTTCTCTAGGAGGTTATTATTATGAGAAGAGACAAGAAGGCTTGGATTGGAATCCTATCTTTAGTTGGATTATTGGCACCTATAAGTAATCAGGCTAATGCTATAAGTGTTACAGTTGATAATAATTTACTAAGTAAAACGTCAGTTAAATCTGTTGATCCCGCCCCCAAAGGGGCATTTTTGGTTTCTAAGGTTAGAAATCAAGTAGCACTTAAAAAATACAAGAATGCAGATAGTCTAACCGACTACCAGTTAATTGATTTGCTTAAGGCTGTAGGGTTTACTGGAACAGGTTTAAAGACTGCTTGGGCTGTAGCTAAAGCAGAGTCAAATGGTAGGCCTTTTGCCTTTAATGGTAATGAAAAAACTGGAGACAATTCTTACGGGGTATTCCAGATAAATATGATTGGCCACCTAGGTCCTGATCGTAGAGAAAAGTTTGACTTAGACTTTAATGCCGAATTATTTAGCCCTGTCAAAAATGCAGAAATTGTATTTCATATGACTAAGGGTGGAACAGATTGGAAAGCTTGGAAATATGCTAAGACTCCTGCTGTTCAAAAATGGCTAAAGAAATATCCTAATAAATAAAAATTAAATACAGATAAAACCCCTGGATTATTCTGGGGGTTTTATTTTTATCTAAATATAGAATTATTTATATGGCTAATATTTATACTATTTACATTAAAATGACTTGGTAACGAAGATACCCAAAGAATAGACTGAGCAAGATCTTCTGCCGTCAATGCATTGTCCTTCTTTTCTGATTGAGTATCAATTGTTCCAGGACAAATTTCAGTAATCTTAATATTATATGATGGGAACTCTATTCTCATGGTTTCCAATAAGCCAATTTGTCCTCTTTTAGCATTTGTATAATTACCACCGCCAGGATAGGGAACATTGCCTCCTATAGAAGTTACAAAAATAATTGTTGGAGATGTTGATCTTTGCATACACGGAACAAAAAGTTGGGAAAGATACATTGGTCCTGAAACATTAATGTCATAGGCAATCCTAAAATTTACCATAGTTTCTTCTATAATATTTTTGGGGTTTGAACCACCTCCAGCATTATTAACTAAAAGATCTAAAGTAATATCTTTATATTTTTCAAAAAAAGATTTGATTTGACTTTCATCTGTAATGTCTAATTGATAGGTTTCAACATTATCAAAATTTGATTCTTTTAATTTTGACAAATTTCTAGAAACAGCAATAACCCGATATCCATTTTCAGATAAAAGTTTGACTGTGGCATATCCAACACCTTTACTTGCTCCAGTTACTATAGCAGTTTTCACTAATTACATCGTTCCCTGGCTATTATTCCACGGCATATCATTATGTATCCAATGCGCTGGAACCATATATTTAAATCCTGTCTTTACAGTATGCGCTGTATGATAATATGGTGCAGAGGATGGAAAAATAATTATACTTCCTGCTTTAGGCTTAACTCCAAATGCTATTTGATTATCCGCCACCGCTATATCATAATCAATATTTGGTTGTGGTGTCAATCTTACATCTTTGTAGGGAGACATAATAAAAGAAATTTCTCCTCCTTCAAAATCATCATTAAGATACATCACTAAAGAATATCTTAAAGTCTTATCTCCATCCAATTGATCATAATGCGATCCCATTCCAACTCCCGCTTTATATTTTTTAATATTAAAAGTAGGAAAAAGTCTTGGTTCATCACTATCTCCCATTGCTTTAGCATAGTCTTTACAGACATCATAAAAAGATTCTGTAATTGTATTGTAAATAAAATACATTTTGCTTTTTAAAGGTTCTTCTAGTCTATTAATTTGATCTAAATCAAAAATTTTAGTTACGCCATATACACAACTTTTTTCATTAGATGCTGTCCACTCTAGCCATGAAGAAGAATGAGTTTTGATTTCAATTAAATCGATCTCATCTATAGTTGACATTAGCTCTGTAAAATTCTTTACTCCATCTGGGTAATAATATACTTTTTCTTCTAAAATTTCTTTTTTCATTTTAATTTTACCAATCTTATAATATTAGTGAATCCAGTGTTGTGGAACCATATATTTAAATCCACTTTTAACCAAATGTGCGGTATGGTGATATGGTGGTGATGGTGGAAATACAATAATACTTCCTGCCTTTGGTTTTATAGCAAATGTATAGTTTTTACCTTTTTCTGCTGGGTCAAAATCTGGATTTGGAGAAGATTCTTGTAGGATTCCTCCAGGAGATGCGATGGTAAAAGAAATTTCTCCACCCTCGTAATTATCATTTAGATACATAACAAAAGAAACCTTTAATCTATCATCTCCTTCTTGTTGATCAAAATGAGCACCCATATATGTGCCAGCCTGATATTTTTTAATTGGATACATAGGAAAAAGTTTTGGCTCATCAGTTATGCCCTGTGCTTTTGCATAATCTTTTGCTACATCATCAAAAGCTTTTTGTAATGTAGAATAGATGTAGTTGTTTTTTTCATCATTTGTATTTGAAGCAGAAATATTTTTATCTGTTCCATATACATAGTGTTGTCCGCTGCAAGCTGCCCATTCTCCCCACGCATCCGCATTATCACTTTCAATTGCGTCAACAAGTGCCTTGGGGTCTTCTATTACATTTGTATAGTAATAAACCTTTTCTTCTAGAATTTCTTTATTCATATTATCTCCTTTTTAGTATTTATTGTTTTCATAAAAATTTTTAACCTTTATAAAACCCACCAAAACATATCTAATTGGTCCTGGCCCAACATGCCTTACTCCGTGGTTATAGTCTTTTGTTCCTGGAAATAAAAGAAGTGATCCTTGTTTTGGCTTTAATTCTATATTATGATTAGAAAAGAAAAGTTCTCCTTTTGAATACTCTTCATTCAAATAAAGAATTGCAGCATGTCTAATAGATGGGTCTGTATCTTGATCTGTATGTGGCTTTAACTCTACCCCCTCTTGCATTCTTTGAATAGTTGCAAAACCACTAAGGTCTAATGACTGATCTGCTTTTTTTACAAGATCTCCTAATCTTTTATAAATTTTTAATTGAATTTCAGTATTTAGTATATTAAAATTTTTATCTTCCCAGTTTTGAGTAATTTCAAATTTACCTTCTGCTACTAAATTTTCAACATCATCTCTTCCAAATTTTTCAAGGCAAAAGTTTTTTAAATTTCCTAAATATTCTATACGCCAATCTTCTTCACCGATACTGTCTATAAGACTAAAAATATCTTCTATTTCTTTTTCAGAAATAAAATTTTTTACTAATATAACATTGTCATCTATTTTTTTTATTTCAAAGTTATTTTCAATTAGTTCTTTTTCTAAAAAAGCACTCATATTATTTTAACTCTTCTATGCTATATTTATTTCCACTTTCGTCTAACTTATATCCTTCTTTAAGAAGATTTTGCCATTCTTCTTTTTCAATTTTTTGAGCAGCTCTAACTTTGTCCATCTCTTCTTTCCATGCAGCCCTTAGTTCTTCTGGATAATCTGATTCTTCTCTATCATCCCAAAAAGACCCCAGTGTATACCTAATTCCTTTAGTTATTATACTTACTTCATGCATGTTGTTGTGGCTACCATTAAATGCTGCAAGCATTCCAACTTTTGGAGATAGCTCAACATTTCTATCTGGGAACTTTAATAGACCACCTTCAAAATTGTCATTAAGATATAGAAATGCTGCATATCTACTTCTTTCAAATGCTCCGAAATTTCCATGCTCATCTGTATTATCCGAATGAATACGAGCAAATGCTCCTGGCTCCCATTTTTGTGTGTGATATCCTATTTGAGAAATTTTTTCTTCGGGGGTATTATGAACAGAAGCTACAGCTTTAATTATGCCATTTTTAATATCTGAAAATACAGTTGGTGTTAATCCAACCTCTTCTAATTCTGGGTCATTGTCTTGTGGTAATACTGAAGAATATGATTCATAAAAAGATATAGGGGTCCATGAAATCTTTTGATTTTCTGCTTGTTTTTCTAATGCTAGAATAATTTTAGCAGACTCTTCGGCAGTTAAAAAATTTTCATAAACAACTAGGTCTTCATTGATTCTTTTTTTATCATTTAGATTCATGGCTTTTTATCTCCAGTATGTTCTGTAATTTCCCAAAAAAATGGACACGTAAATCTTATGCCACTTTTTATTTCAGTTACTCCATGAATATATTGCATATCTCCTGGGAAAAAATAAGCAGCTCCAACTTTGGGTTTAAACTGAACCCCTTGGTTTGGAAAATATAATTCGCCACCCTCGTAGTCTTCGTTTAAATAAAATAAACTTGAAAGGTCGTAGTTTGGAAAATCATTTGGCAATCCAGCATCTGGCCCCTCATGTAGCTCTTTATCTGCGTGGGGATGTTGATATTGTCCTGGAAGCCATTTTACTATTGTTGCTCCAGTTGGAATAACTTTAACTTTATAAAAATCTTCAATAATTGGCTCTAGTCTTTTAAATAACCCTGTGATAACTGGTGCTATTTTAGGATCATTTTTATTTAAACTTGGAGTTGTGGCAACTCTATCTTTCCAGTAATCTGAATCATATATCACTGTGCCATTTTCATTAACATGGCTTTGTGTTACATCCCAAATTGTTATAGATTTTGCAGCATTTTCTAAAAACTCTATTTCATCTTGAGTCATAAAATTTTCTAACTCAACAATCATTTCTTTCCCACTACCAAACCAGCCAGAAGGTGTTTTAGAGGGTTTTCTTGTTACAACATTATCTAAGTCAGCCATAATTAAATTATACCACCGCTTCTATTTTTAGTATTATCTTGAACAAAAAGCTTTAAAACTTTTGCTTCATGTTTTCCAGTGGTTTCACCTTTTTCATTTACAGCATCTCTATACCAATCTGTCCATTGTCCTTGAGAATTTATTTTTTGTGCTCCTTCTCCGTAAGATTTAATATTTTTTTGTCTTATATCCCCTGGATCGGAAAAATCAACAATATTAATCGATGTATTATTCATTTCAGTAAGTGATATTGGAATAATTTGTGCAATAGGAGTATTAGCTTTTATTAAAATATTTTTATTTGGAGATTTAGCTTTTATGGCTATTGGAAAATCTGTATCAAGCCAAGAAGTGCTAATCAAAGATGACACAACTTCAAAATCATCATTAAAATAATTAATAGGATTTATTGTTAACATGCTAATATTTTCATCAGTTCTAAACACTAGGCCAGTTACTATGCTTACTGTTGCCTGACCTCTTCCAGTATAAAGAAAATCCTTTTTACTAAGGATATTAATATTTTCAGAACTTGTATCATTTATTCCATTCCAGACAAATTCAATGTCTTGTGTGCAAGACAAACTCCAGCCAACCATATTGGCTTGAGTAACTGGAAAACACCTATATGCATGTTTTTCTGGAGTAAGGTCCATCCAATCTCTTTTTATAGACATGGGAGATATATTGATTACAGATTCTGTTTTTTTTTCAACTGATATGTTTAGCATTAGTCTTCGTCTGCACGATACATTTCTGGAGTATGAAACTTTTTGTTGTAATCTAACATAGTGACAATAGAGTATTTTGTTCCAGAATGAACTGGCATTGCCCTGTGTGGATACATGAAATTAGAAGGAAATATAAACAAGTCTCCTGCTTCTGGTTTAATATTTAAATTTTGTAGTCTAAAGTATAACTCTCCACCTTCATAATCATCGTTTACATAGGCTACCAATGAAACTGTGCAGTTATATGAAAAACCGTGGTCGTGATGTTCTTGGAAGTGTTGTCCTGGACCATATTTAATAAAGTTAAAGGCTTCCCAATACTTTAAATCCATAATGTTGTGATGTGCTCTATAGTCTTCAACTGCTTGAAACTGTGCATCATAAACATCTTGCCACAGTGCTTGAAGAGCTGCAGAATCGGGATCTAAATCTTGTTGTATATCAGTTTTTTTAAACTTAAAATCTGAACAGTCCCTGTATAATGGCATAAGCTCTTTATAACCTACATATGCTGGATTCCAGTGGTATTTCTTTCCATCTTTTGATAATTCTCCAATTGGTGCAATTTCTCCTAAAACATTTTCTAGTCTATTAATAACATCAAATTCTTTTTTTATAACATTTTTATATAAAAAAATTCCATTACCTAGATCTTGCTTTTCTGTCCAAGTTTGCATTTTATTCCCCTTATTTATAGTCTCTTTTAGACCAAACTTTATTTTTATAAATACCGCCGTCTGGTTGACGATAAAACTTCATGTTCTCTACCATTTTATCATAAATTTCTTTTTCTTGTTGAATGTGTATTTCTTGTTGCCAACCTTCTCTTTTAAAAGGCAAGATTTGCATGTATGGTGTTCCACCAGGAATAGTTCCTTCCCATCCTTCTGGAATAAAAAATGGAAACGTTCCTAATAAATTAACCTTATCCACATCTACAACACCCGTTGTATTTAAAAATGGAAGATCAAATCTATTCATTGGAGACATAAAAATAGCACTATATCCTTCTGGTAACTCTATAGCCCAATCTGGATACCAAGCAAAATGATCTTTATAAAATCCATAAGGATGTTCAAATTGTGGCATTGGAGGTCTTTTTCCACAAAAATCTTGATACCTTGGATCTAATATTTTAACATCAATAGTTCCACCATCATTTTTAAAAAAAGTAATATCACAAGGTGTTTTCAATATATAGCCACTTGTAAATCCATCTAGTATAGCTGGACATGCTTTCCAAGTTGGTATCTTTCCATAATCATTTTCTGTTCCCTCTTTTGGAAATGGACATATTGTTGATGGAGCATCATAGTATTCATCTGTAATTGGGTTTTTAGCAAACCTATCAGCTTCTTTATACCATTTTGGAATAGCATCTTGAGTTGGACTTGGAGCCGACATACTTTCTTTATTTAGCCATGGCCTATAAGATATAAATTTGATTAAATTTAAAGATATATCAAATTTTTTAACCATGTTGTTTGTGACCTAATTCATTAATATCTGTCATAACTACAACACAATACTTTGTTCCAGATTTTATTGGAAGGGATGCATGTTCATAGATATAGTTTGATGGACAAAGAACTATGTCTCCAACCTTTGGTTTATATACAAGGTTGTCTAACCTTGGAAATTTTAACTCTCCACCTTCATAGTCATCATTAATATATACTACAGCTGATACGGTGCAATTATATGCTGGTCCATGGTCTGCATGAATGTTGAAGTGAGATCCCTTTCCTTCATAC